TAGGTCTGCATGATGATCGCGGTTACAACCCCTGATTCCATTTGAGCAACAGCAGTTGCTCCAGTGCCATCGCCGATGATCGAGACAATCGGCGGCGCCCGATACCCCGTGCCGCCGTAATTGACCCCGATCGAGGTAATCTGGCCGAACGCCACGGTGCAAACCGCGACGCCACCAGACCCACCAGGGATGGAAGGGCTGCCCGGTATGCCGGGATCGTCGATGCTAACGGTGGGCGGGACTGCGTACCCCGTGCCCGGATTGATAATCGCGATTGCGGTGATCGCCCCGTTCGTTATCGAGACAGCCCCGCTCGCCCCGCTGCCAGGCGCAGCGCTGAAAATGACCCTCGTCCGGCTGGTATAGCCATGCCCGCCATCGACGATGACGACCTCTTGCACCCCGCCGGTATTGACGCTGACAGTCGGTGTAGCAATCGCGCTGTCGTCGGTTCCCCCCCCACTGATGTAGAGGTTGATGAAATCATCAACACCGAACCCTGTCCCCGGATTCGTCGTCGTGATCTTCGTCACGGCCCCGTTGCTGATCTCCGCAACGAACGTCGCCGATGTCCCGCTCCCTGTCGTCTGAAACGAGATCGTCGGCAGGCTCGTATAGTTCTTCCCGGCGTTCGCGATGGAGACCTCGGGGCCAACCCCGCCTGCGGTAAACAGGTTGTTGGCATCCCAAAGCCAGTACCCGTTTGTCTGATCCTTGGCGAACACCAACTCCTCGCTGCCGAACTGCGTAAACCCCTGCACCGTTGACGGACTTGCAATCGTCCCCGCCGGCATGATCGTCGATGTCGCATTGGTGTTGAGGTTGACGGCGATCATCGAGCCGTCCGACAACAACACAGTGGCGTAAGGCACATCGCCGACATTGCCGAACGCGAACCAGACAATCGTCATCCCAGCGGGGGCCGTGTAGATGTCCGGCCCGATCCCCGGCAGGATGCGAAGGTTGCTCGGCCCAATCGGGAACCAGCCATCGCACCAGAACATCTCGCCCGCGCCAATCGCCGGGCGAGACGGCTTGGTGTTCAGCGTCTCGAACTTCTCGAAATTGATCGGATGGAAATTCTCAGGCAGCCCTGGCGTGTCGGCGGGCTTGCCGGGAAGCGAGATGTTGCCGCCGTCCGACATCACCATTTTCCATAAATGTTAGTCACTCTGCCCGGCCGGGTGTATGCCGAGTATCTGTTGCAATAGTCGTCGAACTTCTTGCGATAATACATTGCCGCGTTGAGGTTTTGCATCTCCTCGTAAGCATAGATGGCGGCTCCCATAGGGACACAATCTGTCCAAGGATCGGCAATCGCCTCGAATGAACTATCATCCTCCAAATCTTTGGGTAGGCAGCAACAGTCAAATTCCATCTGATAGATCGTCGAGGGAATGGGATACATGTAGAGCGAGCCGTTGCTGCCCTGTCCGAGTTGGGCGCACATCGTCGGCACGTAGAGGTATTGCCTCGGGTACTGGCGGATGAACGCCTGGTAGGTCGAGAACGGGTAGCACGGCAGGCTGTAGCGGTAGTTGGCGTAAATGAAGCTGACCGATCGGACGAAGATAATCTCCCCCACGCCAGGGAAGATGTTGAGCGGCACGGCGGAGAACGGGTAGACCTCCTGCGACGCCTGGGTGACGTTGATCGGTTGCACGTTGGCCGTGGCTGTTGCCCCTGTCCCTGTGGGATCGGTGATCGTGACCTGGGGGAACGTGTATCCCGAGCCGCCGAAGTTGACGGCGATGTTGCTGAGCGAGCCAAGGATAATCTGCGCCGTCGCTGTGGCCTGTGCGCCTGCGGGAAACGGCTGCGCTCCGTTCGGCTGGTCCGGGGCGGAGATCGTCACAACAGGAGCCGTGTACCCCGTGCCGGCGTTGGTGATATTGATGCTGACGATGGCCCCTGACATCGGCGTGAGGACGCGAACGCACTGAGTTCGTAGAGCCACCTCGCGCCTAGCACGATTGATGAAGACGCGCAAATCCTCGGGGTTAAGCTCCTTTTGCGCCCGGTCGCGGACGAAGGATTGAACTTGCTGGAGGTAGCTGTTGAGCATCAGCCGGCCTTCTGCTGTATGCCGAGCCGGTTGGCCTGCATCTGGTCAGGCGACTGTGCCCAATTCTCCGGCAACAGATTGGGATCGGCGGCATTGCGGGCAAATGCCATCTGCTGCGTGAACCGCTCCAACATCTTGTCCGCGTCCGATGACCGCTGAAGCGACTGGAATCCGATCCACGCCGCATAGAACGGCACAGCCAGCGTCCAGATCGGCGGGATGGCCTCTGCTGTCGTATTGTCCACCAGATCGATCGGCGTGCAGAGTGCGTCAACCTTGCAGGCATAGCCAAAATCAGGGGCGGGATTAACGAAGATGTTGCCGCTCGTCCCCTGGCCGAACTGCGACCACTGGCTCGGCTGCCCGTTCGCCGGGACCGGGCTGTTAAGCGCGTAAAGGCCGAAGAACTCGAATGGCCGAGAGATCAGCCACTTGTAACCCCCCGCGTTCTGCCGCCAAAGCTGGCGGACGTTGAACACGCCGGCCACACCCGTCGCCAAGCCGGTGATCGTGGAGAAGTTGTACTGCTGTTGCCCGATGACCAGCGTCAAATCCGCATAGTTGCGGATGCACACGCCTTGCGCGGCGACTTGCTGCCGGGCCTCGTTAATGTAGGTGTCAATCGTCGCTGTCGGGATCAGCGGGATCGGGGAGGAAGGGGCCTGCAAGAGCGCCGAGGTGATTGTCTCGTATGACGTGAGCACCTAGACCTCCAAATACAAACCCTCCCCTTTCACGGGATCAGGAGACTTAACCGCCGACCTGCGCCATGAAGATCGTGGCGTTGGCCGAGCCGAGCGTAACCCCGATCGTGGCCGAAGTGGTTCCGCCACCCGCGACATAAACAGTCGGCGTACCGGCAAACAACCCGCCGTCATAGATCGTGCCAATCGTGGTGATCGTGCCACCCGATACAGCAGCGACGCCGATCGATGCCTTGCGCGGGAGATACCCCGTAAGCTCGACCGCCGGGTTGAGATAGGCAGGCGTCGCGCTCGGGACGCCGCCGACTGTCGTGATCTCGCTCAACACCGAGTACCCAGCGCCACCGTTGGTGATCGAGTCACCTGTGATCGTCCACATCGGCACGATCGTCGCCGCCGCCGAAGTCCCGGCACCGGCAATCGTCAGCGAGGGAACGGTCGAGAACGAAGACCCCGGATTGTTGCAGAGCACCGCCGCCAGGGTTCCCGAGCCAACCAGCGTCGTGACCGCCGTCGCGTTCGAGGTGATTGCCCCAGAGATATAGGCCGGGTCGGTCGGATTGGGATAAATCTGCGGCACCGGAGGCGTGAGATACCCGGCGCCCTGATTGACGACCGTGATGCTCGACACCGTGCCGGACGAGATGACCGCGATGGCCGTCGCCTGCACACCCGGCTGCGGGGGCGGCGGGATGAACACCAGCGGGGGAACCGTGTAGCCCGCACCCGCTGCGGAGACGCTGATCGTGACGTTGATCAACCCACCCACGACAGCCGTCCACTGCGAGTTGCCGGCGCTCGGCGTAACCGTCGTGCTGCCCGCAACATAGGCGGAACCCGCTGTCGTAACCACCGCGCCGATCGCGCAGCCGGTCATGTTGGCGACGCGGATGTTAGTACCATCGCTCGTCACGGTGTTGTTGCCGCCGCGATTGTAGGAAGACTCGATCTGCCAGGTCTGCGTGATCGGGTCGAGTACCTGAATGACGCCGACCTTGGAAAGATCGATCGCCCACACCCCTCGCGGGATCAGGAGAGATTGCCCAGGTGCCAGCGTTACCCGCGTGCCTGCCGGATCGATCGCCCCATTGACCAGCGATGCCGGATAAAGCGACGGGATCGGCAGATTCTGCCCAGGACCAGAAAGCCAACCAGCCATTGTTTGTTACCTCATCCGATCAGAACGTGGACGACGGATTCGCGATGCCGGTCACATGCGCGTTCGCGCTCGGCTTGGCCGTCAGGACATTGTATCCGAGGACCACGACACCCTGCTGTCCGATCTGGCCGATCGGCACCAGCGAGTAGAAGCCGGAGAAATCGAACATCGCGTCTTCCGACCCGTACATATTCGTGTACTTGGTGTTGACGTAGTAGGCGTTGCCGACCGGGCAGAAGTGATCGTTGAATATCGGCACACCTGCCACGTTCAGGTTCGGGAAGGACGACCGGATCGGCGTTCCCATCGAGTATTCCTGGCCGGGCCGGTTGAACGTCGCCTCTGTCCCGATGAAGTCGGTGTTCAAGGTAGCGAAGTCCGCCGGGTTCATAATGACGCAGGTCGGTGCCTCACCACCCGCCGCATCGCCGACCGTAATCAGCGAGTTGGACATCGTGGTGCGCTTGTAGCCTACGTTACCGACATTGCCCGAGGCCGACGATGCGACGAAGTACTGACCTTTGAGAGACGTGTTGCCCGGAGCCGTCCGGTTCACGCCACCGTAGGTCGTGACGTTCGTGCCATCGTCGAAAGCATCGTAGAAGCTGTTGGGCTGAAGCGAGTTCGCCGTGTTGTTGCTGAACAGCAAGCCGCCCATGTTCTGCACGGTCACGGACCATGCATCGTTCATGCGTGCCTTAAGCAGAGAAATCTCGCGATCGGTCGCCTGGATCACCGTCTCGCCAAACGGCAAGGGGATCGGGACGACCCAATAGGCCAGTGGGAATTGCAGGTTTTGCACACCCGGCGTAATCACGGGCGAGTTGAACCCACCGCCGTAGCCGGTAAACTGACCCTGAACCATCGACTGCCCCTGCACGGGGATCGTCACCTGGCTCAAGCCGCCCGCTGCCCGCTGCGCACCCCCGAGGAGGAAGAACAGCGCCGGTGAGGCGAAGTAGATTTGAACGAACAAGCGAGGCACGAATGCCCTGCGTGTGACGGCGCTCAGCTCCGTATAAAGCGACCCCGTGGGGACCGCACCCTGGCCGGGCAAAGGCATCTATCGTCTCCGCTCTTACTTGTTCGGCACATGCCGAACGCTGGTACCGCGATCGGCAGTAGGCGGCGCGTCCTTGCGCCCGGTAAGCGATCCCCGCGCCGGCATCGATGGCGTGGCCTTCGGCGGAGCGGGGGTTTGGAAAATCGACATCAGCGGCCCCGGACTTCCTTGATCGCCGCCGGGATCGCGTTGCGCAGAAACGACTCCTCGTCGCCCTTCATCAAGGCGTCGAGGCTCACATCGTCCTTGGGGATGTTGAAGAAATCCCAGCGCGAGCTGCCCGTGGACACAGGCTCCGGCGGAGGATTCTCGCGCTCGAAAAACGCCGCCGCAACCTCGTGGTCCGCGACGCCGCGTTCCTCCATCAGCTTCTCGACGTGGCCGATACCCTCGTCGTTATAGCCGGCATCCCTCAGAGCCGCCCGGCCCTTCAGCCATCGGCCCTCAAGCTCACGCTTGGCGCTCTCCGCCTGTCGCTCCTCGCGTTCCTTGGCCTGGCCCGAAAGGAACTCGTCGAGCTTCTTCTCGATGCCGGAGAACTTCTCGTTGACCTCATTGCGGATGCGAATCTCGGGGCCAATCCGCTCGGGCGCGGCAATCGCCACGGCTTCCTGCAACCGACGAGTCGCCTCCGGGTTCTTCTGGATCAGCGTCGCGACCTCGCGCAGCCGCTGGAACTCGGCGTAATCGTTCTCGTCGATCTCGTGTGTCGCCATCGATCAAACCTCAGTGCTTCGAGCCGGAGTTCGGCACATGCTGAATCGCGAGCGACCCGGACTTCGGATTGCCCGGCAAATGGCTCTTGCGCCCGCCGAGATCGATCTGGTCCATCGGGACGCGGACGATCTGGCTGTCCTGCTTGGGCAGGCTCTTGGTCGGATCGCGGAAGATGTCGGTTGCCATCTCTGGCTCCTTATGCGGCTTGTTGCGGTTGCGGAGGAGCGGCACCACCCGGCGGCATTCCCGGCTGAGCCGCGCGCATCGCGGCGATCTGCGGCCCCATCTGGCGCTGCTGCATCAAAGAGCGCTGCGCCTCGGACATCTGAAGCCCCTGGCTCACGGCGCCGGGGGGAACGTGCTTGGCGAGCTTGTTCAAAGCCTCGCGAATATCTCTGGCCGCGTCCGACCCGGCAGGGAGAACCCCACCGATCAGGGAAATGGCCTGTACGTGAACGGCAAGTTTGGCGAGCGCCGCCGCCTCCATCCCCTGATTCGGGGTGGGCATGGTCGCTCCGCCTGCGCCGCCAGCCGGACGGGGCTGGGGAGGGGCAGCAGCCCCGCCCGGAGGCGGCGCTGCTCCCGGCGCGTCGGTCATACCTTCGGGCATGGCCGGCGCTGCGGAATCTGCTTGTGAGCGGGCTTCCGCTTAAACCGCACAGGATTACTTCCGGCGGTGCTTGCGGCTGCGATTGCGAACGGGCATGTCTGCCTCCATCTCAAGGGTTAAACCCGCCAGACGACCAATCCCAGAAGGACGAGAGACGAATGCATCTGGCTGTCCTACCTAGTGGGAGCAAATCACCCCAAACGCCACTATTGCAGTCTCATTGAAACGCCGTTACGATAAGAGCCGATGGCTAACGGTCACGATCACTCCGAGATGGTCCCCGCCAAAGAGGCGGCCAGGATCATTGGCATAGCCCCGCCAACCTTGTGCGCGTGGCGTAAGGCCAAGAAGGGACCGCCATACTACGCCCGTGTCGGGCGTATCTATTACGATCGATCCGACCTGTCGGAATGGATTAAGGGATTGCGCATCGAGGCTTAATGCAATTCGTGAATCGTGTCTTGATGGGAAATTCCCTAGTGCTTCGCCACGTCCCCCAACCCATTGCTCAAACCCCCGCCCTCGGCCGCTTGGCTAATCCCCGCCCTTCTCGCCTTTGACGACGTGCCTGACAGCAGTTCCGGGTGCTCCAGCATGATCTTCATCTGCTCGGCTTCCTTGGCCTTCAGACGCTGGATCAGGATGTCCTTGTGCTTCAAGGGGGACTGCTCGATGAAGCTCTCCCCTGTGATGATCCCGGCCTTCAGCGAGAAGCTGAGAAGCTGCAATTGATCGTCCACATAGATCGGGCTGCCCGAGTGTGAATCGACCGTGATCCTCCGGTCATCCGGGAGTTGCGCGAGGAGGAACCCAGTCTCCTCGTGGGCCGGGTCTATCATATATTCGTGGGCGTCCTTGGCCTGCAACAGCGATAGCGTCGTATCCAGGGCGTCGTTGCACTGACGCTCGACCAGGAGGGACCGATCGCGCAACCGTGGGCTGCCGGTTTTCATCAACGTGTCGGCGTGATTGCCTGACCTAACACCTGGATCGCCCTGCCCGGTCATAACCGGAGGGAACCCGGAGACGAGGTTCATCATCTGAATGATCTCGCCGATGAGAGGGATCATCTGCTCGGGGAGTTTAGGGGTCAGGTCTTTCACATCCGTATTGGGCGGCATGCCCATATACCCCGATGTGCGGAATACCGCGTACTGCTCGTCGGTGATCCCGTCCATACCGATGAAGGCGAGGATTTTATCGATCTGCTGACCCATCAACCTCTTGGCGTCG